GGCAGATACTGGTCCTCATATTTGGAAACAATTTCATCAACCTCTGGAGTGCATGCTTTGAATTGTTTCCAGTATTCGCTTTCGCCAACAAATGTGTGCCGTGTGTTCAGCAAACCATTTGCATATGCTATGTTCTCCATATGCACAGCTGAGATTGTTGGTGGGAGTTTTTGTGGCTGTGAAACCTCCCTTGGGACAAAGAAACCCCCTGCTTGTGCTGACTTTATGAAGTTTTCGACTGTATATTTACTTGTGTCACGTGAGAACTCCTTGAACTCTACAAAATCTCCTTGCAAATTAACAAGCTTAGAGGAATCATGGCCATGAACTTCCGCAATGAATTTCCAGTCCTTGAGCTGATTCTTGATGTATAGATTGCTGGTTTTCTTGTCATTTGAGTTTAGGAGCTTGATAGCATCACCTGGGAAGGCTTCGAAGGTGTTACACATCTTCTTGATGTTTCCTGAGATGTGAATACCAACTATCTTCCCTGTTGCAACATCAAAAACTGGGCAACCACACATCCCCACCTCTGTTGGAATTTGGTGCTCCCACCTGAATTCCTTGGTGCGGTAGGCCTCTGCTGTCACTGTGGGGATGATTTTGCTGTTCTGCCCCTTCCTTGACAACATTTGAACCGTCATCCCATCGCGTGCATGATCGATAGTTGCATAGCAACGCACTGGAGCCAATGAGCGTGGCCTCCTGATCAACAACAAATCAAAACCAGGAAAAGCATAAGCCTCTGGCACCTCAGTTAACGTGCACGTGTAGTGCTTGAACGACAAGTTGATTGGGAGCTTGCACATCATGACGTGAGCTGGCACGATCACCCAATCTTTATAGAGGATGCAGTTCGTTCTACCCTCTGCCAACACAACTGTTCCAACCATCTCGCCAGCATCAAGGTTTACATTGTTAACTGGCATGCGCGTATCAACTTCGAGCATTTCATCTGGCTGCTTAATGACCTCTGCTTGTCCTGTTTGCCGATACTGCCCTTCTTTCTCTGCGTAACCTTGTCTTCCACTTGTTGAAGTTATGTCCGAGGAGTGATGTGGTGTTAACCGAACTCTAATGGTCATGCCATCACGCATAGTAACATTACAGAAAATGTCATCATCAGCAATATCTGCCCAATTGCTTGTGCTTTCTTTGCTCTTGAGGGCTTCAAAATGTTTCTTCACGTTTGCCATATTGGCTAAGGGGTTGGCCGTTTCGTAAAAAGCTTGCTTGTTAGCATCCATGAACACAGCTGATACAACATTCTCATCAGAGGTGACATCATACATTGTGACGAATGGTGCCTTCTTTTCCATGAGGTTCTCAAAAGCTGTTTTTGTTGCTTTCTCTTTCCTCCCTTTTCTGCTTCTGAAAACATTGAGGTCGTGATCATGCTCCTGATTATACTCATGACTAAGGATGTGTTCATAAGCTGCGGCGCTTCTCTTATCTCTGTTAAAAGATTTGCCCTTCATCTCCAGGATGTCTTTCAAAACAGCCTTCTTGTTCTTTCTATTCCAGTCGTTGTCCAGACCTTCTTCATCATCCCATAAGTAGTACCATGCTAGCCCACCAAATGCTGCAATGCACATTAGCGACAATGCAAAAATTGCCTTCTTTCTGCCAACAATAATTGCGTCTCTGAATGAAGTTACTGGCATATCTTCAAGCTGCAAAGCTGTCCTGATGTGCTCTTCGTTGCATGTTGTATGAGCTTGTAGTTCCAAAACTTTGCCGATGCGTTCCATAGATGATGAGGATATTTCGAGCTCTTCGTCTTTGACTTCCTGCAGGTTTTGGAACAGCTCTAAATCACAGAGGAATGTTGTCAGCTTCTCCACGTTCCTCTCACCTATACGTATTTGTTCCCCAATTTTTGATTCGAGGTCCAAAACAGCTTTCTTTGTGAATAAGCAAGCGAGGGGCGACTCTTTGTGCAAATTCTGTGCGGAAATTTTTGAACGGATCTCCCGCTTTGCGCTGGCTA